TTGTAATACACGTTGATAACTACCTCTGATGCTGCTATGGCCGTTGCATTTGCGTCAGCAATTCCCGTTACCATAGTTATGGCGATCCCTGTTGAAAACGCTATGCCTTTGTCTATATTTAATACAAGCCCAGCTCCTGAAGTATTTCCTGGAATTAAGAATGTGTCAGTTACCCCAGCACCCGCTGTAGGTACTCCTGCTGTGTTGTGAAATTTAAGATAGCGTGGCGATGCGTTTAAATTGAACGCTGTTATTGAGTATACTTGACCTGCGCTGGCCTTAATGTTTGTCGCGTTGTCTGTAGCCGCGCCTACTAAGTGGAACTTAGTTAGACCGCCTGATGCTGCGGGCGTGTCTGTTGTAAGCCACGGAGTAGAGTTCGGTGTGTTTCCAGGTTGTACTGTCCATGTACCGCTTTGTGAGGCAGGAACTATGTCATCGGTGGCGATTGTTACTCTTTGAACAGTTGCAGCTCTCGTGCCTGTTCCAAAAGATGGTGCCACTCCATTGACTGTTAGTACATCTACATCTCCAATATCAACGCCCGAATTAGCCGCTAATTTTCCGATTGCATTAGCTCCTGCAGGAAGCGCATTTGTAATAGCTGTTACTGCCCCAACCGTTGTTACAGTCGTAACCGCTGTAAGCGTACTAGCAGGCTTTAGAAGTGTATTTATTGATGTGTCTTGAGTTGATTGAAGGGCGGAAGTAGCGAATCCTGTAATGGCTGCAGGAGGTGTCAAGGTCGTTATCTGTGCAGCTGTAAGCACTACTGGCGTTGATGCAGCCGCTAAAGCTTGTCCTTGCGCGGGTATATTATCTGTTTTTGCCTTGATTGATGCGAGGTTTCCGCCCGCCTCAAGAGCGAGCGCTGAGGTGTTTAAGTTGGTTCCCGCATTAGCTGTAACAGTTCCCGTAACTGGTACGGAGTCGTTAGTTGCAATGGTTACTCTTTGTGTGCCTGCGTCTCGTACTCCTGTATTAAGTGATATTGCCGCGCCACCCATTTGTGAGAGGTTCGTTACAGTTGAGACTGTTGTAACCGCAGAAAGAGTGCTGGCAGGTTTTAGCAATGTGTTTATAGAGGTGTCTTGAGTGTCTTGTTTCGCTGCAGTTGCAAGCGTCGCAACGGTTCCTATATTAGCAGTAATTGTACCCGTAACTGCTACAGAATCCGTATGCTTAACGTATAATTCTCCAGCGTTATTTCCTCTTAATGCAACGTTATCTCCATCTGCTGAGGTCAATGCCCCGGCCCTAGCATCCTCGCGCACTACTATTAAGGCGTTGCCTGCAGGATTAACGGCAGCGACTGCGTCTTCTGTGTATTCAGTCCCGCCACCAAACGTGTCTACAAATGCTCCTGCTGAGGTTACAACCTGAGTATACGCTGCTCCGTAATTCGTACCACGTTGGCCGACGTTGTCCCCGTCAGTTGTAACTAATGTCGCCGGTGTGTCTTGACGTATAAGATTAACGCCAGTACCTGTCGGGTTTGCAGCGGCTACTGCGTCCTCGGTATACTGCGTGCCTCCGCCTGCGCCTACATAATCACCATTAGTATCAGTAAGTCGTACGGTAAGTGGATTAGAGTTTGCATAGTTGACAACGGTAGCTTTTAATGTACTAGCCACGCCGTCAGAAATAGCGCCACCGCTACTTGTGAAAGTACCTGCAACGAGTAGTTCATGATCGGCATTGACCGCTACCGTCTGAGTATCTTCAAACGATATGTTATCAACTCCAATAAGTGATGGTACTCTATTCGGATCGCGACGTGCTTGGTTATCGGCCATAATTAGATTTCTATATAAAAAAACCCGCGCTATGCGGGCTAAATGTCCTTTGCTTAATTATAACAAACTTACTTGATAATATTCATTATTCTATCCGACTTTTTCTTTAATTGCCCTTCTTGATACTCCAGCTTAGCCTTAAATTCTCTTACACCTTCTTGCTCCTTCTCAAGGATGCTTTTCAAGTTGTTAAGCTTACTTTCCCTTTCAGTGATAGTCGTATCCCGCTCAGACAATACTTTTTCCCTTTCTATCAATATACTCTCACGTTGGTCAATTTCCTTTGCCTTATCACTATATAACTCAGTTTGTTTATCGACCAGTGTTTGTCTATTTGATATGCTTTTGTGCAGCTCTTCAAGCTCTTTTTTATCATTAGCAAGCGATATAACCGATTGCTTATTCTCGTGCAGTTTTGCGTCCACCCGTGCCTCCACATCGTGCAGTTTTTGTAGTTTATCGTTGTATTGCTTATCAAGCTGTTCAAGTTCCGTACTCCATGAAAGGATAATAGATAGCTCATTTGTCAGTGAGTTGGTTAGTGTTGTTATTTTCTCTATATTTTGTGCAATCATATAGTTAGTTCTTTCATAATAGCCTTCATATCATCTTCATTATTAGTTTTTCCACCTCGAAGATCATATACGGCGGTAGCGAGGTGTTTTTTGACATGATTTGCAACGACCTCATCAAACTCTGCTGTTTTGTGGGCCTGAACGGTAAACGTGACAGGAGCGCCCGTACCATTAACGTCGTAGGTTACTGAGAAGTCACTTTTTAATGGGTTGAATACTGGTATTTTCATGTACGTCGATATATTTACAAATTTCTAGGAGTATCTCATTTTTTACACGATCATCGAGCCGTCCCGCTCGTGAAGACTCGGCAAATGCTCTGTCCCATGTTTCAGCACCTATCGCAAGTCCAAGAATTAGCCCTATTTTTCGTCTAAAATTCATGGTTGTTGTATGCGGTTTATAATATCGTCCTTTTTAGCAGTCTTCTCAACGTCTATCCCCATGTCCTTTGCAATTGATCGAAGCGCAAACACTCCCTTACCTTGTAACTCCTCACTATTATTGAAGTCTGCGTGCTCTTTCGTTGAAGCGTTGTCCTTAATATATGGTTTGTTCATGGTATCAAGCAGTTGTTCATCAATAGGTCGATTATCTGATATCATGGTGTCCTCAGGTGTAGCTGGTACGTCCATTCCATACTCGTGATACACGCCAAGCCATACAGTATCAAGTGTTTCTTTGCGTTTCTCAGGGTCGTTAATACGAAACTTAGTCTCAAATACAGGTTGTTCTTCATACTCAGTCATCTCCTTCATACCCTTCTCAATACGACGTCCATTCTCGGCATTAGTTGCGTCATCGAGGAGCTTTGTAAGGAATAGGTCGGTCATTTCTTTAACGTATTTGTTAGCTAAACCTCGATCAAGAAGTGCGTTACCCTTGCCGTAGCCTTTGTCCTGTGTAACAGCCGGAATAAGTGTTATAAAACCGTCCCACTTGAAAGGGTAAGGCTCACTGAGTGGGTTGTGAACCATTATCTGGTCGTGGCTCTTTCGTTCCATTTCCTTTAGAGTCGCCGCCGCTCGTTGTTTTTGGTTGTCCATATTGTATTGTATAAGAAACTACTAATGTTGGTGTTGCTACATGCCATGAGCCGTCTGTTGCTTGCACGGGAATAGGAGTATTAAGGTTTATAGAAAGATTATTATCGGTGAGTAATGTTTGCAGTAAATCCGCAGCTTTCATATAAACAATGTATCACAAAAGATATTGCAATGTCAAGAGGTAACCCACGCCACACCTTATATCGAGTTAGCAACCAGGGATTTATTAACATATTATTTAGTTAACAATCACTCAATTGACTCATATATACGAGCCGACATAGGCTACGCTGCATCTACCGAACCATCTACACTTAAAGGAATCCAGCGACAGAAAAACTGTATAGCTCCTGTTGTTGGACTTTGATTAGTTGCATACACATATTCGATTTGTGTTGTTGCTCCTGTTTTCTTTACTACTGTAAATGGTGAATATAATTGTAACTTGACAGCTGTTGTGTCAGTTACCCTGCCTGCTGCCGACGTTGAAAGAGTTAATGCGGTTGCCGCAACTCCTGTTCGTTGGATAATTGATCCGACTGTAGCGGAGGACATTACGGTTCCAGCGACTGCCGATATATCAACCTGTGCCGTTTGATCGTTAAGTCTCCACGCGGCTGCCGTATGGTTTGATCCTAATGCTGTTGTCACAACTCCCCATAGGCCGCGCACCTCAACGATACCCGTAACGGTAAATATAGGATTAACCGAGGTGGTATTTGTTGCGTCAGTTGTTAGTGACTTAATTGAAGTTATACCATCCGTTGTTATTGGTACTCCATTTCCGTCTCTTGAAAATGCCGCTGTAGTTGTTGCCATAATTTATATGATGTTTAATATGAAGGAGGTTTTTACGCCTCCTCCATTATTGTCAATCTAATTAGCTTGCTGCAAATATGCCAGACTGAGCTACCATTCTCCAGACCGTACCGTCACAAACTAAGGTAATAGTGTCGTTTACGACCGCTGTTGCCTGTGTGTTTGTAAGAGTAGTGCCTGAAAGTGTCGATCCTACTGCTGTAGTCTTAAACTTCATAGTTCCACCTGTAATGGTGAAGCCTGTTGTAACGTCAGAGACGGTGAATGAGTACCATAAACCGTTTGATGCGGTTGGTAGTGTCCACGAAGGACTTGCACTCGTTGATCTGTTGTTAAATGTCTGACCGTTTTGTGCTGCGGTAAGAGCAACTGTTGCTCCAACTAATGCACTGTCGGTTATCGTTCTAAGTGCGCCTGCACCAGATGATCCGGCTGTAAATGCTGTCGATCCTGTGAATGTAGCAGCTCCTGCGACTGCAAAAGTGGAGCCAAGGACTACTGCCTTGTCTGTATTTAACCCGTTGTATTTAATAACTGGTAAATGATCTTCTAGTAAAATTGCCATAGTTTTTGTGTTCTAACCCTCTCTCGTCTAGCGAGGTAAAAGGTAAACTTTTAATAATATTTCCCTGTTCCATCGCACATTGAGCACAATGTATGCTCGTCCTGTAATCCTAACCCTTTACATGGCTCACAGTTGTAAGCTAATCGGTTCTCTTCCTTAGTGTCTGCATAATTTTTCTCAATTTTGTTCTCGGTTTTTTTTGCGTGCTTCATAATAGTCTTTTAATTCTCTAAAGCTGGCGGCAGCCTAAACCACCGCCAGGCTCTTTCCAATTAGTCAATTTGCAAAAATGCTGAGATTCCTTTTGCTGCTGCTGCTACTTGTCTAGCTGCTCCAACTCGTACTTTTGTAGTACCAGCTGTTCCAACTGTTACAGCTCCTGCTGTTGAAGATCCGCTTGATAAGTCAGATCCTACAGCGAATGTTGAGCCGTCAGACAAAACTGCGCATTCTCCATGTGTTTGTACCCATCCATATTCGTTTGCTGCGACTGGGAAGACGGCTACTCCACAAGGTACTCCTGTTTGAGTAGTTGGGAATACGATAACTCCGCTCCACATTGAACGCTTCATGTTTACCTTTGCTGAGGTTGTCCATGCAGTTCTAAGTGGTCGGTCAAGTGTCACTACTAGAGCGCCACCTGTCGTTAAGGTACCTCGTACTGAAACGATTGTGTACTCATCTGCGACTGCAATACCACCTGCGGTATAGACTGAAAGTGTTCCACCTTCAAACTGTTTGCTGGTAATAGTGGCCGTACCGTTTGTAACATTTACATCTCGTTCACCTGCTGCGGTTGCAGTGACTGCCATATTTGCGTAAGTCGTATCGTTTGCAGGTTCTTGCAAAAGATTACCTACAACAAGTGCGACTGCGCCATTTAGGGCGTATCTAAACTTTTTACCCGTGTTACCGTCTGTGACCATTGCTCCTGGATTCAAGCCTCCCTGTCTGTCGGCGGTACTGGAATATAAGTCGTTAGGCGCTATTGATACTGTGCCGTTGATTGTTGCCATATTAGTTTTGTATTAACTTATAACTTAGACGCTTGTGATACCTGTTAATCTGCCTGATCGGCGAGGTTGTGAGGTACACATTTGTCCAATAACGTATAACCGTGCGACCATACCTGCTTGCTGTGGAAGCATCTGATATGGTTGGAAAAACCATCCGTAGGATGTAGGCATGTCGGCCGCTACTCCTTCGATTGTGGTAGGTGTTCCAAGATCGACTTTTTCGATCTTTCCTCGATACTTGGTAGGTACGCTATTTCGACCTCTCCATTCAATGTATCGCTCGTTTAACGCAAACCAGTTGCCTGATGTACATTTGTCATCAGCGATAACCGGTCGTCCTCGGTAGGTAAGAGCTGTAAATCCTGCGTGACCTTTAAGGTCAGGAGTTTTTACAATCTGTGTACCTCGTACTGCAATCTGATTGTATCCGATTGAAGCGTATTCAGCTCGAACAGTTGGAGACAAAAGACTTTCAAATAACGACCAGACAGTTTTTGTCGTGACGTTTATGTTTGGAGTCTCAGTGTCAATACCTGATGCTGAAATGGTGTCGTACAACGTTGCAAGTTTTGCAAGTGTAAGAGTACCACCTGACGCTGTTCGTGTAGCGTTAAGTGCGCTAAATGTCGTTCGTGATTGTCCACCAATTGTGGATACATCAGTCCCGTCATCAACGATTGCACCAAGTCCCAATGGTTGATCCCCTGATCCTGTACCAAAAACGGCTGAACCAAGTCGTGATACCGCCTCGGCTTTTGCTTCTTCTAATTTGTAAACGTCCATATCAATAGTCCCTTCAGGACCATCGTTGGCGAAACTCTCAAGCATGATAGACACAACTGGTTGTGCAAATGCAGTGTGTGCATAGCTCAGCGCAATTGTGGTGTCTGATGCTGAAAGTGATAATGACTCAAGACCGGTGAAAAATTCACCTAAACCAGAATCGGTTATTTTGACCGTGTAGTCATAGGTTTTACCACTCATTGGTTTTCCCATGCTCATTACGCGAGCAAAATACGAAGCTGAAGATAGTACATTATCGACAACTTTAGCGTAAAGTTTTCTTTCGCTGAAGTTATCTACTCTGTTTCCGTATACGATTCCGTCGTATGCCATAGTATTTTGTTTAAATTTATAAAATTGGCACAAAAAAACCGCCCGTAAAGGCGGTAAATTCCGTATCAATTAAATTATAGCAGATATTCGTTTGAGAATGTCAAGAAGTTTTTATGTAGATTCTGAAATAAGGTCATACATGGACTTGCCTCGGAGCTCGTTGTAACTATATGGTTGGTTGTCTCCACTTGTTACCGACTTCTTACCAGTTCCGACAGGTGCGTCAGCCCCTGCAGGTTGTTTTACTTTATTTTGACGTGGCAGATAATGTTCGTAGTATATTTCTTTAAGGTTTGTGATCATGGGTTTACCCTCAGCTATGCGTTTGTCTTTGATCTCCCCCATTATTGCGAATAAATCTAAACGCGCGGCTTTTCCTTCTTCTCCTTTTGGTATCTTATTGCTCGCCTCAAGCTCGGCCATCTGGTCGTCCCATTCTTTGTTTATTGACTTTTCAAAAACACCAAATTGTTCCTCGTCCAATTCATGAGCTTTTTTTTCCGACTCTGCCGTCTCAATTTTTTTAGCCTCTTGTTTTTTCTCGATCATCTGTGCGGCATAGTTTGCGATCTCTCTATACGACTGTGGGTTCCTGTCTTCTTTTTCCCATAGTGGAGCGTCGTCATCAATCTCCTTGTCAGATAGTCCAAGATCTTTAACTAACTTATCTCGTACCCTATCGGCTATCGACTCGACCATCTTGTCCTCATCAATTACAGGTTTGTCGACAATAGGTTCTGCAGGTTTATCTTCAACAACTGGCTTATCCTCGGATTTTGGTTCCTCTTCTTTTATCGGTGTTTCTTTCTCGTTCTCTTGTAGGTCAAGTGTTGCGTCCTCGTCAAACTTGCGTGATAAAAAGTCATCTCCTAAATAAGTTTCAATTTTATCAAGTACCTCTTTTGTATCCTCTGAAGTTACATCTGTAGTGTCGTAAGGAGTAATTTTTGTGTCATCATTGACCATATAATGAGTATAACAATACTAATGTATTTGTCAAGCGTCAACTTACCATCGGTGGCATTGGCTGTTCTTGTTGACCTCGACTTATCTCAATAACCTGTTGAGCAAATTCGGCAATTATAGATTGTTGCTCAGGTGGTAGTCCCGTAAACTCAACCGATTGAATAAATTGATTAAGTTGTGCCAAATAATTATCATCTGGCGGTTGTGTTATTTGTGGTTGTTGTCCTTGCATGAGTTGTTGTAAATCACCCTCGAACGTATTGGTGGGTTGTGCCAGTTCCTGCGATAAGTCTTGTGGCATTGCGTCTTCTGGTCCTGGTTCGGGTTGTGCCATAAGCGCTTCTGGTGTTTGTCCTGTTAGTGCGGTTACCTGGCCTTCTGTCCCACCAAGTCCCATGCCGTACTCGACTACATACTGTTCTGGTTTAGATAAGAACATTAGTAAGCGTTTTGTACGTTCCTCGGGGTCTGGAGCGTCAATGTCCTCAAAGAACGTAAGCGGATCAATCAACTTTAATTTTGCCTTTTCGTATGCTTCACGTTTACGCATAACTTTATCAACTCCTGACGCGAACACCTCAATTTCCATACCGTCCTCTACCATGTCCCGTTGTACTCGCTTAAGTGCAACCGTACCGTTTTTACCCGCTATGCGTCGTACATGATTGTCTGTGTAGCGGAGTTTTATAAACTGCATTGCCCATCCGGCCATCTCTTGTGCGGCAAAGTTTACCGTCTCCTCGGTTAGGTCATCAATACGTCCAAAGTCGCTCTCTCGTGCTATTTGTGCGGTAGTTGCCGTATCAGTCTCGACTGATCCCCGTGTTGTTGCCGACACTCCCATTTTAGAGAATATACGGTTACGGTTTTGATCTTGTGCTTGAAATAGCGCCGAAGTTGGTTGTTGTCCTGGTATATGACTATGAACTCTATTAACTTCACCGTCAACCAATACATCCTCGTACGGATCGGTCATATCCATCTCTTCAATGTCCTCTTTTTTAAGTCCTCCCAGCTTTGACCATACATTCTTACCACCTGCATTTTGTGCAAGCTCGGTAATCTTGCGTCCTTGCATGTTTACGTTGTCTTGTAAGTAAATGTTTTGTTCAATGCGTGAGGTTGCGTCATACGGTCCTAAGTTGTACTGATCATATCCTAGCACGATATACGGCTTTCGTGGATTTTCAAAGTGATTGTGGTATATCTTTTCGGTCTGTTGTTCAAGTGGTGAATCCTCAGGTGACATGACCATATCACGCATCTCATCCTCTTGCGGTTGGACACGTTCTTGCAACTTAGTATTGTAGGTGAATGTATTTGTATCTCCCTCCCAGTCCCAGTTTGGGTTTTTCATTTTCTTAAGAATTATGTTGCGAAACTTACACACCAAGCCCTCGACACGTTCATACTTGGCGCCGTCTTTTTTATACCAGGTAAACCATACCTCTAGATATTTGATCTTGCTAGCAAGTTGTCCCTCAGAGGGTATTGTATTCATTCCAAGCTCACTCAGTAGACCCTCCTCGGCCTCTGGGAAACGCATTATAACTTCTTTTACCGATAGTTCAATCTCCTCGGCGATAAAGTCCATATCCTCCGTGTTGTTTGATTTTACGGTGTGGTCAAATACTATGTCCTTAGGATTTACGTTGATAAACTCATAATCGCCATGTTTACCTTTCTCAGGATTCCAAACTGCCTTAATAATGGCGGTTAGATATATTGGAATATGTTTAAAAGCGATTGATAGTACCTTTCGGTTTTCACGGCGCCTAATGTCGTTATTTATGATCTCAGATAAGTCCTGCGCGGCCTTTTTAGACTCCTCACCCTCACCGCCCTGCTTAACAATTAGGTCAGGAAGCCGTGATAAGGCAATCGGTTTAATCGAAGCCTCAGCCTCATATAAGATATTATCCATGTATCTGACGTTGAAGTCTTTAAGACTAGACTCGTCTACCTGGTTCCCGACAAGGTATTTCAAGTTTTTATCTTGTCTTGTAGATATATTATGTTTTGAGAAGTGTGCCTTGGAGTCTGTTACTCGTTTGTTTATGACTTGTACCAATTCGTAGTCGGATAAGTCGAGTGAGAGTGGATCAGCTGTGTATGTTAGCTCTTCTGTTTGTGTTTTATCCATTAAAAAAAGCCCGCCACACGCGAGCTAAAATGCTAGTAGTTAAATTATACACCATTATATACCATCCAAACAATATTATATATTTTTTGACACTGATTATTTGAACACATATTGAGTATCGGTGTAGTAGATACTGAAAGTCCCGGTATTGTTTTAATAACATCTCCTTTATATTGAAAGACGGGATTACGACAATCGTTACAATAGAAAAAGTGCCACTGCTCGTCGTTATACTCAATTATAATTGTGCATATCTTCTTTTTTTGTCTAAGTTGTCCCGTTACTGTTAGTATTCTCATAATTACTTCCAGCTTCGCTTTTTAACTGGCTTTGCAAACGCATCTAAATCTATTCCTAGTATCTTACCATTTACAACGTGTGGCGCGGCAGGATATTTATTACTTTTAAGTGCTGAAGAGGCGGCTCCGACGTTTGCGTCTATCCACTTTAAGTGCATAAGACTATATCTAAGAGCGTCATAATGGTGGTCAATGTTACCGCCATCAACATCCTCAACATTATGTTCGTCATGTATAAGCTGCGGCAATGTCTTAATTAAGTTCTCGCAACTTTCAGATATTAGCAGGTACGGTAGGCCGTCGGGAGCTATAGATAGCCACTTATGAAGGATTGCCGCTCCTCCTAGTCTGTCGTTATTCGCAGGTTTCAGCTTGTACCCGTTGTCTATCCATACAGTTTTGAATTGATCGGCTATTGATATTGAACCGTCTTGTACCTTATGGAACATTGCAGGGTCGGCCATAATGTACTCAACTTGCTCCATTGGTATGTGCTTCTCAATTATGCGCGCCCACTCCTCGGGCTTCTTTTCAACTCCGTCTATCTCACGGAAAACTATAACACGGTTAAACGCAACCCCGTCTTGCGTCTTCTCCTCAATCATAACCATAGCAAGGCAAACGAATGAGGCGGTATAACCCCAGTCCATGCCTACATGTATCGGCACGCTTGCTCGTGGTATAAACGCTCGTATTGTGTGAAGATCTCTCCTGAACTCACGGAAGAACTGACCCGCGAATGTGTCCCATGATCCAAGTCGCCACGCCTTCCACAACTCTTCGTCACTTGATCTAAGTGAGTCAAGCATTTTTACATATCGTGGATCTTTTTCAATGAGAATAGGATTGTCGTCAATTGTTGCGGGTATAAATATACGGGTCATATCGTCTGCGGTGGTGTGCGGTTCCATAGGTATGCCAACGTCAACAAATCTCTCCTTAACCCAGTGATGTCCTAGTCCTCCCGGGTTGGTTGTTAGAAATACTTGTGGTTTCAGCTCGGATATTGTAGACCTACAGGAGGCGACAAGTTGTAAATAACGCTTCTCGTCTGGTATTTGGGTTAACTCCTCAATGAGCATGCGGTGGTACTCATGTCCTTGGTACTTAGTGTACGCCTGGTCGTCTTTTAAGTGACCCGTGCGGATAATTGCGCCTGAAGGAAAAGTTAGAATGGCGGGTCGATATGCTATCCTAACTCCAATTCCTGAGTACATTCTTGAGGCTCGATCAATCCAGTCGGATAAGTCATCTGCATTCTTACGAATGACTAAACCCCTAAACTTTGGGTTTTCTAGGTACTCGGTAAGCCACGCTAGTCCACAGTCCGTTTTACCTCCTCCACGCGCTCCTCCGTACAGAACTTCAAACTCAACCCTTTGCAGTGCCAGTTCCTGTCTCGGATTCGGATACCATTTTATTATCTTCATTCTTTTTAGGTGTATAAATATGAACTATCTCTTGTAATACGTTGCCCTCTAGATTTAGATTTTGACTTGGCATTCCGTCCATATATGACCATACCATCCTCAGCGCTATTGGGTCGCCTTCTAGGGCTTTCTTCAGTATGCTTTTGCCGAGTGCATCCCTAATCTCAGGATTACTAGCCAGCATATTCTTGAACCACTCAGTAATAGAGTAGCCCTTCTTCGGTCCGCCCTTAGGGTTTCCTGACTGCCCTGGTTTCCATGATGTTTTAACTTTTGCCATTGTCTGTCATTTGTCTGTCATTTGTAAAGTTATCATACCTTTTGCGTATAACGTCGCAATACTTGGGGTCAAGCTCCATTAAAAATGCCACTCTATCTGTCTGCTCACACGCTATTAAAGTAGAGCCTGAGCCACCGAATAAGTCGAGAACACTAACCCCCTCAAGATACTTAAAGCACTTTATTATCATCCCCACAGGCTTCTGCGTCGGGTGTACTCTTTTCTCTCTTTCCCCTTCTTGTATTAAGCCCATGAATTGGTAGCGAATGATTTTTGTTGGAATGTTTTTGTTAGTCCATAGCATCTCGCAATCAGAAAAATTGTCTTCCCATTCTTTACCCTTCTTATCCCAAATCAACCATCCTTTTGAAGGTGGTAAAAAGTCGGTAAAATAGTTACCTCCCCAAAATGAGAGCGTAGAGATATTTAATGACACAAGAAGACTGTAAACATCGCGAGCCGTTTGCGTGGTGCTATCGCCTATAATAGGACTGTAGTTATTAGCCTTAACAATATTATCGGTTCCGTCGGAACCGAAAGGCTTACTTCCTCCTACCGTTCCCGACACAACATTTATCCCATACGGCGGATCAGTAAACACCATGTCAGCCTTCTGTCCGTTCATCAGCTTCTCTACATCCTCAATCTTAGTTGAATCGCCACACATAAGCCGATGTCTACCCAACTGATACACCTCGCCCAGCACACTCTCTGCCACCTCTGGTACTTCTGGTGCTTCGTCCTCTACAACTTCATCAGGACCAAACTGTGCGAGTATTTCCTGTAAGGTTTGTGACTTACCCAGGTGAACGGAGTATTTAGTAAGGTCTATATCATTTTTGTATTCTTCTATAAGCTCGGCCAACGCCTGATCCTCATAATAGCCCATCTCTTCATTATCGACTAATGCCATCTCTAGCTTCTCGGCTTCAGTTTTAGGATCGACAATAGATACCCAGATGTCGTTTATACCAAGTTCGTTGTACGCTCTCAGCCTCATATTGCCCCCTAATACCTCGCCGTCTGGCGTGATAATAAGCGGCTTAAACTGGCCGTAGCGTTGGACGCGTTTCTTTAGTTCTTCAAATTTGTCTTTCTTGATAGCACGAGGATTTTTAGAATAATTGCGGAGTTTGTCTATTGACCATAATAATTTGTCTGAAGATGACATGCGCTTACTATATCAAAAAGTAACTATGTAGTCAAATTATTGACTTTTTTCCCAGCCACTTTTAAGTATATCCTTCCATACGGGCTTAGCGTTTCGTATCTCATGGTCGGTAGCTTGTATGCCTTTTGTACCATAACTATCAATATACTCTCGACTTAGCTCTCCGTTGCGATACGGTTGTAAGAGGGACTTGGCGTGCTGCTCGCGTCCCTGTCTAACCTCCTCACCGGCAAACTCAGTGTATGTTGGTTTGAAATGATCGTCACAAAACCACCCCTCGCCTTTGTTTTTCCATGAAAATGAATTGCGTTTTTTCTTGCAATAAATACAATAGTCAATAGCCATATTATTCGTCTATAAATATTTTATCTAATGTCTCAACCATTTTTTCATCTTCTTCTCGTTGCGGTGAGTTCTTATACCGTATCTCTTGTGCGGACAACTTCTTTACTACACCAACCCCGCTGTCTGTGAGTGGTGGTTTTAAAACAATATTTTTAATATCTTCTACTGTGTCTTGTATCGTGGGTTTTTTTGAACCGAGATAATATCCAATAAGCACCAACAATGCCGTTATTATACTCTCAGCAATCATAAAAACGTACCTCCTATATTATAATTACTAATCTCGTTGTTGAATCTTTCTATCATTTCTTCTAATTCCACAATTGACCACTTTTTCATAATCCGACTTTCATTGACAAGCTTTTCGTATTCTTCGTGGCCATACTTTTTAATCCACCAATTAGTGTATATTTCTGGGTAATGATTGTGCATGTAGTTGTGGTGTGCACATTGTGTGTTACAGTTTTTTTCATTATATCGTGTGTTGTGTTTACCCCGTTTTATTAAGTGTGAATTTTGCGCTCCCCCTTTACAAGTTTCGTCATTTGTAACGCATTGATAGTTGTCCCGTAATCTAATACAAATACTTAATTTTGCGTCGGCCTTTGTTATAAGTTTTCGACTTTTGTTCGGTTTGTGCTTTCGTGCTTTTTTTACTTGTTGTATCTTTGGAAATAGCATTGTTTATTTTGATAGTATCGTTATTTCTTTTAAATGCTTCTATTGTATACTTTTCAAGACATTTCATATCATGTTCTTTTTGATTGTTACAAGTTTTGCAATCGTAGCTTGTTGGTCTAGTTGGGTAGGTTTGTTTCATAGTTTTTTTTCAACTAATAATTTACCGATAAATGTCTTTGTTTCTTCTGACTGGTCGTTGAAGTTGTCTTTGGATAAGTCCCAAAATACATTTTTATAGACTGGGTTTTCTGACCAAACCTGAAATTCTCCTTTTGAATTTATTGCCACTGGTGTGCCTGGATTTTCCCATTCGGTATATTTTGTATTTACTGCCATCAACACCACTGCTAGTGTGATAGGTTTGCCGAGGATTGTGCAGTCATTCATTGAGAGTAGAGCTTGTTCTCCTTCGTTATTTTCACAAACTAAAATATCGCTTTTCCAAGTTTTATAGCAAAGTCTAAAATGCAAAGGGTAAGATGGAAATATATTTGTTTCAACTACACACCCAAACTCCAAAGCCATAAGGCTTGGAACTAATTCTTGTATTCGTTTTATTGTTGTTTCGTTATCCATAGGTCTATTCTTTATCAACTTGTAATGGTTTGTCTGTCATAAGTTGACCCTTTTTTATGAGAAGCGAATACGTGGATGGATGTATTGCTATTTTAATTTCTATTCCCCTATAAAGATCCCAGATGACTCCATCTGCCATACAAAAGACATTTTTTGCCTGATCCTCTGAAATAATTATAGAGTCTGGTTTCGTCGCTTCAAAAAGCATTTTTACCCAAGATAAACAAGTATGCTCTGTTGGAATGTGTGAAATGTCTAATGACGTAGGTGTTTTCATATTATTCTTTTTCAACTTGTAATGGTTCGTCTAGAGAGGCGTATCGACGAAAATTAAAGTGTAAGTCGTCGTGATGTATCTGGCATAACCATTTCACCTGTAGTGGTTTTGAATAGTCGTCGTGATGTCCTTGGGATTTTACATTTCCACACACTACGCACGGCTCCTTTTTCACCTTACCACTTTTTACTGCGTCCCTTAGCGTATACCTCGCTTTGTATTTCTCTGGGAACTTTACCACTTGTCGCAAAAAATCTCGCATCTGTCGACCTTCTTGTTTTCTTTTTAATGACCACTCTCGTTGCTTCACGGGGTCGTAATTCTTACGTTTATTTAGTAAACTCCTTGCATCCCAACATTTTTTACAGGAACCCTGAAGACCATTTCGATTAGCAGACAACTTATAAAACTCCAAAACGGTCTTTTCCATTTTACACAATATACAAATCTTATTTTTCATACTTAATTTGACGTTTACAGTTCGGGCATTGTCTAGGTTTTTTGACCCTTGATACCCATTCGTAAAAACAATGTTTACATTTATTCATAGATTAAGTATATATT